TCACTTTACCAGTCACGATAATCCGTACCTGAACAAACAAGCACTTGACGAAGTCACCAAGGACATGACTGCGCTGGCTTATCGCATGGAGATCGAGGCGGAAGATGTCGACGAAGCGCCCGGCGCGTTGTGGACGAGGGCGGTTATCGAGGCTGGCCGCGTGTTGAAAGCGCCCGCGCTGGCGCGTGTCGTCGTGGCTGTTGATCCGTCGGCGACTTCCAGCGGCGATGAAGCGGGGATCATCACCGCCGGCCGCGCCGCTGACGACTATTATACTCTGGCCGACGATTCATTGCAGGGGAGCCCGCTGGAATGGGCACGTGCGGCGGTGACTGCTTACCATCGTATGAAAGCCGACCGCATCGTCGCTGAATCTAACAACGGCGGGGAGATGGTGTCGACGGTCATCAAGCAAGTCGATTCGACGGTACCGGTGAAGCTGGTCCATGCCAGCCGGGGCAAACAGACGCGCGCTGAACCTATCTCGGCCATTGCCGAGCAGGGCCGAGATCACCACGTCGGTTCGTTTCCGGCGCTCGAAGATGAATTGTGTTTGTGGGTACCAGGTGATGCGAGTCCCAATCGTCTCGATGCAAAAGTGTGGGCGTATACGGAGTTGTTGAAACGCCCCGGCGTTCTAGTCGAAGCGGGTTCATTCCAGGGATGAGGGAGACGACATGACCGATCTCGAACGGGCTTATACGGCGCTGAGTTCAAAGACGTTTACGTATGGGACATTGTGGCAGTACTACCGTGGTGAGCAACCGCTCATGTATACGACACAGCGCCTGCGCGAGATCTTCAAGGATTTGCGGGTGTATTGTGCTGAGAACTGGTGTCGCGTCGTTATCAACGTGGTCAAGGAGCGCATCGAGTTGCGCCGCTTGGAGATGCCGACAGCGCAATTACAAGAGGACTTTGACGCGCTGTGGACAGCTAACGAGTTGAGCATCGAAGCGGACGACGTTCATACTGCGGCGCTGGTGTGTGGGGAGTCGTTCATCATCGCTTGGCCCGATACTGATGGCGCACCGCAGGCGTACTACAACGATCCGCGGTTGTGTCACGTGTTCTATGAGGCCGAGAACCCGCGGCGTAAACGCTTCGCCGCAAAGTGGTGGGACGACGACGACGGTAAGAAGCGGCTCACGCTGTACTACCCGGACCGCCTCGAATACTACGTCTCGCGCGGCAAGGCCGATGCGGTACAGAGCGCGAAGGCATTTGTGCCTATGTCGGATACACCGACTGCGCTGAATCCCTACGGCGAGATCCCCGTATTTCACTTCCGCACTCAGCGTGACATTGAATCTGATCTGCAGGATACTATGCCGTTGCAGAACGCGATCAACAAATTGTTGGCTGACATGATGGTCGCCGCGGAATACGGCGCGTTTCCGATGCGTTGGGCGATTACCAACGCCACAATTGCCGGCAAGATCAAAAACGCACCTAACGAAATTGCGCAATTTCCGCCCGCTGAGGAAGGTACGCAGGATACCGAAATCGGTCAGTTTCCCGCTGCTGAACTCAAAAATTACCTTGAAGCGATTCAGCACCTCGTTTCTGCCGTTTCCGCAATCACCGACACGCCGCAGCACTATTTCATGGGCACTGGCACCGATGCGCCTAGCGGCGAAGCGTTGATCGTGATGGAGGCGCCGCTGACCAAAAAGGTGCAGGATCGTATTGACCGCTTTATTCCGACGTGGCAAGCTATCGGGGCGTTTCTGCTCAAGCTGCAGAACATCGCCGTCGATTCGCGCGCGATCATTCCGGATTTCGACCGCATCACGACGACGCAGCCGCGCACCGAGCGCGACGTTGCGTTGATCGACAAACAACTTGGAGTCAGCCGCCAGACGTTGTTGACTGATTTGGGCTACAACGCGGATCTCGAAGCGAAACAGCGCGAAGCAGAGCAAGGGGAGCTGGCCGAGACGATGTTGACGACATTCGACCGTGACCAGAACGTGCAGAATGCCTGACCCAGGCCTGATCTACCGTGCTGCCGCACAGCATCGTGCCGCGCTGCTGCGTCTCGAACGTGACGCGGCCTCTGCGATGGTCCGTGAGTATGGGCGCACCTGGATCAACGTACAGCAGCGGCTCGCAGGGTTCCTCGCGCAACTCGCGGCGCTGCAGCGCGCCGGCACGCCTCCACCTCTGGGTTGGCTGTACGAACGCGACCGCATGACCGTGTTACTGCGCGACGTGGAGATGCAGCTCGCGCAATTTGCGCGCTACGCTGAGTCGGCGGTTGCACAGCAGCAGGCGCAGGCTGTGCGTCTGGCTGAGGAGCATGTGCAACGTTCCGTAGTATTGGCCTTTGAGCAGGCAGTCCTTATCGGGCGCTTTGCTAAGTTGAACGTGGGCGCTTATGAGAACATTGTCGGTTTCACCGAGTCTGGGCCGCTGCGCAAGCTGCTCGATACGCTCGGGCCGCAGATCAGCCAGGGCTTCCGCGACAACCTGATCGACGGTATCGCCTTGGGCCGCAACCCGCGCGAGATTACCCGGCTGCTGCGTAAGCAATACAGCGTTGGATTGCATCGTGTACTCAGGATCAACCGCACCGAAACGTTGCGTGCCTACCGTGAGACGACCCACCTTGATTACCTCGAAAACGACGACATCCTGTCGGGGTGGATATGGGTCGCGGCGCATTCAGCGCGGACCTGCGCGATGTGCTTGGCGATGGATGGCTCGTTTCACCGTCTGAGCGAGCGTCTCGACGATCACCCGAATGGCCGGTGCGTCGCCGCGCCGGTGGTGCGTGGGGCCAAGCGCCCGGAGTACGAACGCGGTGTAGATTGGTTCGCCAAGCAGGACGAAGAAACACAGCGTCGCGTGCTGGGCGGACCGGCCTTCGCGGCGTTTAAGGCAGGCAAGGTCGATCTGCGTGATTTCGTTGGGCGGCGTCGATCGGTGGAGTGGGGCACGACGCGTTATGCCAAATCGTTAAAGGCGATTGTCGGGGCATCGGACGCGCGAAAGTGGCGCGCGCAGTTTGTGAATGGCGTGTGAAATGACCATTGAACCATCACTGCGTTTCTACGACGAATTACGCCGTGCATTGTTGCAGGTCGTCGACGTGCTGGAACGTATGCGCGGGATCGAGCCGCGCACGGCAGAATTGCGCCGGGCGGCGAAATGTGGCAAGGCGACTGACAATGAGGAAGATAAGCAACGCGAACCAGAAACATTGACACGTTTCTAAACCTGTGCTATACTAGACGTAACTGAATAGCATCACGGCGTCGTATCTGACCCCGCTAGACTGTGAACCGGACGTTCATGGACTGGCGGGGTTTTGTGTTAGACAGCGGGCGAGATGCCCAGGAGGAATTGGCGAGATGGTAGACGCAGACCAGGTGTCTGAACAGCCCCAGGTGGGCGAACAGCAAGAACAGACCGGACAGGAGCCGGAACGTTTCGATGCTGAGTACGTTGGCAAGTTGCGTAAAGAGGCCGCGGACTGGCGCTCACAACTACGCGAGACTGAGAAGCAGCTCCGGGACGCAGCGAAACAAGCGGAGGCAGGTTCGGCCGCACAGAAACAACTTGCCGAGATGGCCGACGCGATGACCGCACGCGATGTACAGATGCAGTTCTACGACGAAGCGCACAGTCAGGGCGTGAGCAATCTTAAGCTTGCCTATCTGGCGGCCACGGACGCAGGCCTGATCGACCAGCGCGGACGCGTCAACTGGGAACAGATGAAGAAATCGTTCCCGCAGCTCTTCGGAATGACTGGAACGCATCCGGCGGGCAATGCGGGAAGTGGCACGACGAATCCGCCCAGCTCTGGCAAGGACATGAATGCTTTCATCCGGGCCGGTGCCGGGCGCTAGTAAACGGAGGACGATATGCCTTACAATTCGTTGATCTCGCGGACCGACGCGGCGGCACTCATTCCCGAGCAGGTCAGTGACGAAATTCTCAACCGCGTCGTGGAGACCAATCCGCTTATGCAACTGGCACGGCGACTGCCAAACATGTCGCGCGCGCAGATGCGCTTGCCGGTCATGAGTGCGCTCGCGACGGCCTATTTCGTGAGCGGCGACACTGGCTTGAAACAGACCTCGGAAGTCAATTGGGAGAGCAAATACATTGACGCTGAGGAGCTCGCGGTGATCGTGCCCATCCCGCAGGCGGTGTTGGATGATGCCGACTACGACATCTGGGGCCAGGTCAAGCCGGAGCTCGTGCAGGCACTCAACGTCGCCATCGTCGGTGCGGTGCTGTATGGCACCAACATCCCGGCGGCGTGGACGACTAACCTGGGTGCGGCCGGCCTCGTGGCAGTGTGCACCGCAGCGAGTCAAACGATCAGCGCGGCGGCCTACACCGACTACTACGAAGCCATTCTCGGGGAGAAGGCCGACGGAACCAACGGTCTGTTCATGCTGGTCGAAGAAGATGGCTTCGACGTCAACGGCTCGATTGCTCATCTGAGCATGAAGGGCATTTTGCGCAACGTGCGCGATGCAGATGGACAGCCAATTTTCAAACGCTCGATGCAGGAAGGCACCCGCTACGAGCTCGATGGCACGCCGATCTATTTCCCCAAGGACGGCTCGATCTCAGCAGCCTCGTCGCTGCTCATCGCTGGTGACTGGTCGCAACTCGTCTACGCGATGCGCCAAGACATCACCTACAAGCTGTTGACCGAAGCGGTCATCCAGGACAGCAGCGGGACGATCATCTACAATCTGGCGCAGCAGGACATGGTCGCACTGCGGGCGGTGATGCGGCTCGGCTTCGCGTTGCCCAATCCGATCAACCGCGCGAATCAGACGGCGGCGACGCGGTGCCCGTTCGCGACGCTTACCGCCTAGAGGAGGCATGACATGGGATTGTATCCACGTAACCTGAACGAGTACGTCGCCGCGATGGGTATCCCGCGTGGCCCCGGCTCGAAGGCGTTCCTCGTCGATACCGAAAACGGCAGCGACAACAATCCGGGTACGACCTGGGAGGCGCCGCTCGCTTCGTTGGAGGCGGCTGAGGATCTGTGCACTACCGACATGCACGATGCGGTGTTGTTTCTGGCGCGCGCGACGGCCGACAATCCAACCGCTGCGATTTCCTGGGACAAGAACTATACACACCTGATTGGCGTCGGTTGTGAGTTGCCCGGTCAGGGGCAGCGCTGTCGCGTGGTCATGCAGGCCGCGACGGCAGTCACGCCCGTTATCACCTTCGCCGGCAACGGCTGCATCGTCAAGAACATGCAGTTCAACCAGGAGAAGGCGTCTGGGGCGGCATCTGGGGTGGCTATCGTCACCGGGCAGCGCAACCTGTTTCAGAACGTCTTCTTCATGTGCCCAACGTCGGTTACCGCGGCTTCCTATTCACTCAAAGTTGGCGGCGGGGAGAACTGTTTCCGGGATTGCACCATCGGACAGCATACGCTCGTGCGGACCGGCGCAACGCGCGGCCTATGGCTGTATGTCGGCGATGATGACTGCCAGCGCAACAAGTTCATTCACTGCGAGTTTCTGAGTTGGGCATCGGCGAGTACACACGCGCCGGTCTATGTCGATGTGGATATCGACGTCGAGGCTTACACCGCGCAATTTGAGAATTGCCTGTGGAGCAACATCGTGTCCGGAGCGGGCACATTGGCAGTCGGTATCGACGACAACTGCGCGACGACGGATCACCAGATCCTGCTGCGTGGCTTGAATCAAATGGCCGGCATCACGGCGGTCGCAGATCCGCTGACCTACATCCGCCACGCTGAGATGGGTACGGGTACGCAGTCCGGCATTCTGATGGCCGCAGTGAATGAATCGTAATCAAGAAAATGGAGGTGTAACGTGACGGTTGCTATTTCGACGGATGCCGACCAGAAGGGTTGGCTCGAGATCGACCTCACCGGCGCGGCGTCGGCGGACAACGCTGGATTGGGCGAGATCGCGAACCCGGAGGGTTGCACGCTGGGCATTACCCGCGCATTCCTGTATTTCGCCACCGGCTCGACTGGCGCGGCCAATCTGGACATCGGTATCGGTGCATCGGGCGCGAAGGCGTCCGACATCGTCAGCGCGATGGACGTGATTCAGGCAACGGTCGGCGGTAAATTCATCTTTGGCCCGGCAGCACAAGTAGCTGAGACCGAAAGCCCTACGGCGAAGTGGACCAGCACGACGTATCTGACCTTCACCGGCTCAGCAACCACGGTCGGTTTGGTGGCAAAATTGTACCTCGAATACATCAGGCTGTAGGAGCGCGCATGACGGCCACGGCAGCGCAGATCGAGCAAGTACGGCGGATGGTCAATGAACCGTCCGCCGTCATCTACGATGACACAGCGATTCAGTCGTACATCGAAGCGCATCCGCTGGTGGACGAACGTGGCCAGGTGCCGTATACCTACGACAATTGGACGACGCCGCCGACGCGGGACGACAATGAGAACTGGCTCGCTACCTACGATCTGCACGCCGCTGCTGCCGACATCTGGGAAGAGAAGGCTGCCGCCGTGGTTGGCAAGTTCGATTTCTCCGCCGACGGGGCGTCTTTCAGCCAGTCGCAGATCTATGAGCAATACATGAAACAGGCGCGGCGACATCGGGCGCGCTGCGCCATCACGACGATCACTATGGTCCCGTGGGCACGGTCGATCGACGATCCACCGGGCGATGCAGATCTGTCGAATTGAAAGGCAGGCAATATATGGACACGAAACAGTTTTTCCTGAGCAAGACCTTCTGGTTCAACGTCTTGGCGCTGATCGTGCTCGTTTCAAACGGCTTTGGCTTCGCGAACTTTGAGGCCGATCCGGCGCTCGATCAATACGCGCTGGTTGCCATCACCGTGATCAACGTAATTCTGCGGCTGGTGACCAAAACCGCAATTGCAAAGTAGTCTGACATGGCCGAGGGGACATCGCTATCGCTACTCCGAGACCTGATGCAAAGCGGCTTCGATAATCTACAGACGCAACTCACCGCGCAGAGTGCGCAGATTCAGCGCCTGGCCGATGCAATGGTGTCACGCGATCAAGTGGCGGCGATTGAGTTTCGCGTCACCAAGGTCGAAAATCGGCTCGATGACGTCGAGGCGTGCGTCGAGGACGATGCGCGGTCGGTATGGCTGGGCCGGATCGTCTCAGGTGCAGTGCTGGCGGTTGCCATCATTGTCATCGGCGGAATGTTGCTGGCAATGATCAAGGGGTGGATGATCTAATGCTCTCAAATATCGACCTGGCGAATATGCGCACGATGCAGGTGGCGGCACTCCCCTCCACTGCAGCGCTACGGCCGCGCGAATACAGCGGTGATGGCATCGGCGGTAAGCGCGAATCGTGGGCAGGGGCGACGACTACCGTGCCGTGCCGCCTCGCCGAAATGAGCAAAGAAACGCGCGTGCGCTGGGCCGATAAGCTCGGGACGCAGGCCGGCTGGGTAGTGACAATGGCCTACGATCAAAGCGTCGTTGCGGGCGATCACATCATTGTCGCTGGCGAAACCTATACGGTACTGGGAACTAATGCTGCCGAATCATGGCAGACGGCATTGCGCGCGTATTGTATGATGGTGAAGTGACATGCCCTGCAAAACGAAGAAGAGGCGCAAGCGATGAACTCCGGCATCAAAGTCACGCTCGATGACGCGAGATTGCGTGCCTTCCCGGCGAATCTCCGCCGTGAGGGCAAAAAGCTCGTGCGTGCGACAGCTAAGAGCATTCAGGGGCGCATGGTCATCAAGATCGAGCATGGTCCGAAGACTGGGCGACTCTACCGGCATGGTAACGTCGTGCATCAGGCATCAGCCCCCGGCGAAGCGCCAGCGACGGATGTGGGCAATCTGGCGGGTGGTATCACGACGGCGGACGGTGGGCCACTCACGGAATTCGTGGATGTCGGGGCGGAATACGGCTCACACCTGGAATATGGCACGTCGCGCATGGCTCCACGCCCATTTATGAAGCCCAGTTTCGAGGATGAGCGGCCGGCGTTCAATGCCGGGGTCGCTAAGCTGATCGTCAAGGCGCGACAATGAACGAAGTCGATGCGGCACTCATGCAACTGCTCACCTCCGATGCGACGTGCATGAGCCTGGCGACGGAGGTCTGTAACACCGTCGGCACCGAAGACACCGTGTTTCCGTTCTACGTGTTCATCAAGCAACCGCGCGGCGACGAGGACCGCTATAGCTTCGCCACGCGCGTTGGTAAGCGGCTGGAATACGCGGTCAAGGCGGTGACGTTGGGGCCGTCTAGGGAATTTGCGCAGCAAATGGCCGACGCAGCCGATGCAGTATTGCTCGACAGCGCACCGTCGCTCGCTGGGTGGTCATGGCAATATTGTCGGCGGCGTGGCAGCATCGACTATCAGGTCGTTGCACCTGATGGCACGTTGGAGCAACACGTCGGCGGTGTGTATGACATCTTCGTCGCAAAGGAGTGAGTATGGCAAAGCGGATGTACGTAGCGAATACGAAATTGACGTTGAGCAAGACGGGCAAGACGGTCGAGGCCGGCGAGCACGTCGATCTCGGACACCTCGACGCGATTGCTTTGACTCGGTTGGAACTCAAGCGCGCTATCACCCCCGTCGTGGGGCAGGCGCATCCAGAAACGGAGGAACGGCACGATGCGACAGAAGACTAGCGTTTTGATTATTCTGGTGGTTGGCCTGCTGCTGCTCATGGCCGGCGTGGCCTATGCCGCGACGTTGACGCCGCAGACGATCACCACGGCGGGGCTGAATGTCACCCCAGAGGCGTCGGTCGGAACGGCCAACGAGTTCGCCAACAACGGCAAACAGGTCATCTGGCTCAACAACGCGTCCGGCGGTACGCTCTATTACACGGTGACGGTCCCGGGCAAGGTCGCTGGCTTCGAGTTGACGGATATCACCGGCAGCGTGGCGAGCGGCGTGGCGGAGTACGTTGGGCCGTTCAACCCGACCTATTGCAACGCGGCCGATGGTAATGTCGATTTCTCGCTCAGCACCACGACTTCGGTGAGCGTCGCGATTCTCGAGTTGGACTGAGGAGGAGGCTAGAGCATGACTGTAAACGCACTGGTCAACGATGGTCTCAAGTTGGAAATTTCGACGGATGCGAGTACCTGGACTGATGTCAGCGGCTACGCCACAGTGGTGGAGCCGGGTGGCGTAACACGCGCCAGGGGCGAAGCATACAATTTCGCCGACGATTCTGGTGTGCCGACCACGGGCAAAATCCAAGTTCGCGACATTACGGTCACGATTCTATATTCTGAAGGCGCATCGGACCCGTGGGCGCGGATGCGCGCGGCGATCGATGCGGATATACCGTACTACATGCGCTGGAGCCCGCAGGGCGGCCATTCTGGTGACAGACTGTTCACATCAGACGCCGGCAAGTTCACCGAGGTCCCTGATCCTGGCGGTGACGTGGCAACCGCTGACCCATCGACGATTGCAGCGGTTTTCACGTGCGGTCTCGTTACCCCATCGACGATTGCCTAGGAGCAGATATGCCACGCCAACCAAAACGGGTCGATAGCGCTGCTGTACAGGGCACAGAATCGTACATCGTCATCAAGCCGTTGACCTTCGGTGAGCGGCGCGAACGCTTTACCGTCGACGAGCTGATGGCCCGTGTCATCGAGTGGAATTGGCTCGATTGGGACGACGAGCCATTGCCCCTCCCGCACGACGATGCCGCGCGAGCGCTGCTCACCGGTGAAGAGACAGAGTTCCTGCTGGAGCAGTTCGGTTTCGTCATCGTCAACGCGCCCGCCGAACCGCCGCTGGAGCCGGAGCCGCCCGCGACACCAAAAAACTGAAGCTGCGCGTCATGGGGCATCTGCTCGAACCGCGGAAACATGACGCGCCCAACGAACTGCTCGAGTTGATACTGTGCCGGGACATTTACCACTGCCGGCCGTCGGAGTTGGATGACGAAGACTGGTTGCGCGTGCGCGCACATCTGACGTGCATAGCGGCAGAGAATGAGGTCGCGCGCTTGCCGACGCGGCGCAGGGCTATACCGAAGAAGGGGCAATCGTTTGGCAAGAAAAGCTGATGCGAGTCTGCGTGGGGAAGTCTCCCTCGATCATAGCAAATTCGACCGCGGCGTCAAAGACGTGCAGCGTGGTTTCATGACGCTAGACAATGGTCTAAAAGCGCTTGGTGGTATATTCGCGGGCTACGCAACGGTCAATCTCATCAAAACCGGCGTCGAAATGGGTAAACTCGGCGCCGAGTCGCTGCGCCTCAAGAAATCGTTCAACGATCTGGCCGCTTCACATAGCGCAAACTCCGAGACGATACTCGCGTCGCTGAAACGTGCCAGCTCCGGGGCGGTGTCTGAAGCCAATCTGATCCTCTCTGCCAATCGGGCGATGTTGCTTGGCCTGGGTGCTGATTCCGAGATGCTCGGCAAGCTCATGCAGGTCGCGTCGTTCCGTGGCCGCGCGATGGGTTTGGACGTCACACAGGCGTTCAGCGACATAGTTACCGGCATCGGGCGCAAGTCGCCGTTGATTCTGGATAACCTCGGTATCGTCGGTCTCAAGATGGGCGAGACGACGACCGCCGCTGATCTGATGGCGCAGGTCGTCAAGATCGGCATGGGTGAAATTGCGGCGGCGGGGGGCGTAGCCGTCGACCAGGCGGCCAAATTCGAGCAACTCGGCGCGCGCTGGGACGATCTGAAAGTCAAGTTCGCCGAAACGTTAATCGACCCGGCACTGGCCGTCGTCAACATCGCGGTAACCGGCCTCGATGCGGTAGAAAGTGCCGTCGATTTCCTGACCGCTGCGCAGGCCATCGAATCGCCGATGTACAAAGAGCTCGTGATGCAAGTGTCCTACGTCGACGCGGATGGCAAACGCGTGACTGGGGAGCA